ACTGCATCAGACTGGTTGTGCCAATGTGCAGCTCCACTTATATCGTAGGCAGAAGGTGGCAGGTAAGAACCATCTTGAGACTTAGGTAGCTTTGTTGGATGGGCAACCACCCACATAGTGACCTCGTAGTTTCTAGCAAAGCGCTTACAGCTAGAGATAAAATCTCTTATGTGTTCATCCTCACGCTGATTGCCTTCTCGTTTTGCACTGACCTCATTGTATGGGTCTATGACTATCCCATTGACTCCGTGTTTGTAAACACTGGATTTTGCTATGTCTATGATTAGGTCTATCTCAGGTACGGCATCTTTAGATTCAATAAAGAAGAAGTGTTTATCAATAAAGCCCATAGCTTCTACCAACTCTGATCTGCTCATGCGATTACCGAAGCCCTCATCAAATGCTTTCTGACAATACATCTGTGTCATCCTTCTGATGTGCATACTCGTTGAGTGTTCAGGAGAAAAGATTGCAAACTTCCAACCCTGATTCTTTGCTAGGTTCAGAAGTATCTGATCAAGTATTAAAGACTTACCATGATTGGGTATACCAGTAATCACATGGAAAGTACCAGTCATGATCTTGTAAATGTCATCCAGTGAACCCATGCCGATCTCTACAGGCTTCTCATAGTTCCCCTCATACAGATCAATCAGTTGATCAAAGTAGTCATGACCTTTGTACAAGCCGTTGATAGGATAAGGGATAGCATTGTCTATAAGTTCCTTGAGTTTGGTTGCACCGTGTTTCATTAGAACCTCATTAGCATCTTTGCATCCTTCAGGACACTTCACATACCAACAGCGATCTTTACCGAACCTATGTAGCAGTTCTTTGTGTAGTGATCTTCCTGCTGTGTCATTGTCAGTAAATATAATTATGTTCTTGGCAATGAGAGGTGAGTTATCTAAGGCTTTAAACCTTGCATCATTTGGGTCAAACTTTGCTTCTTTAGGCGCACCATCAGGAAGCGTTGTGCTGTTCGTTATGCCACTCTCAAACAAACTGATGCAATCCATCTCACCTTCGCAGAAAATGACGGTATCGCTTTTGTACACATTGTCATAGTTATATAAGATGCGTTTAGCGTTAGGCGATTGTCTAAACTGTTTATCAACTGTCCTGTATTTAACATTCACCAGTGAGCCGTGTTCATCAAAGTATTGAAATGCAATCCATGAGTTCTCGTTAAAGATTTTCATAGAGTCAACCGTTGATTTAGAAATGCCACGATCACCGAAGAACTTATACATGGAATTATCTGTAGACTTAGACTCAGGAACTACTGGTGTTTGATAGGTCTTTGGCTTAAAAGAATTAGACCCATCTCCTGACCCACCTCTAAATTCACAATGGTGACAATTCCAAACCACCGTATTATTTTCTATGGTGACTGAGAGTGGATTATCTTTTGGATTGTGTGGGGGCTGACAAGAAGGACACTTTACTTTTTGATTACCTTCACCGTAATGTTTTAAATTTATTCTGTTGTCCATAAGGACGGTACTTATATCTTTCATTTTATTTCCTTACCCTGCGAGAGAGTTCAATGATTTTTTAACTTTTGTTACTGTTGTATCTGCATCATCAAGATACCGTTTTTGATTTAACCATGTTGTGCAATGAGGTACAAATTTTAAATCCATCTTTTCATCTTTAACAAACTCTGCATAGGACTTAATCTTTTCTAAGAGTTCTTCATGAGATATATCATTTAATGCAATCTTATATTTTTGAGAAGATGCGTACTTGTTTGTCTTGCGTGGATAGATTTTCCAAAACTCCTCAAAGAGGTCTTTAGTATTATCTTTAGTATTCTCTTTAGTATTGGGGGGTGGTGAGACAGGGGGGATGGTGGTCTCCTGACCCTGAGGGGTAGGGGTCTCCTCACCAGTGGGGGTCTGTAGACCCTGACCTAGATGTAAGGTGTATCGGTTTGATATGTTCCCACCATCTGCTTTAAATCTAGCCGTGATCTCAAGCAGGTCTTGTTGTGCAAACTCTTTGATAATCTTACCAATGTGTTTAGGGTCTTTAATTCCTGCAAGTAGACCTATGTGCTGATAGCTAGGATAACAACTACCTTTCTCATCTGCGTAATTGGCAAGGATGACTAGAACTAATTTCTTGGTTGGAGTTAAGCCCTCTAGTTTGAGGGCTTTGTTTAGTAACTCAATTGACATTACTTTAACCTTTTCTTATGAGTGTGATTTAAATAAAGTGGATAGATCATGTCCTCTGTTTTATCAACCCATTTTTGTCGTTGGTATCCATCATGATCAGGTTCTATGTCAAAGATAATTCTACGCTTGGCATCTTTAAGGGAACTGACAAGATATGGATGATTATGATTTGAGTGATCTGAGCATAATATTTGATTACCCTTCATCAGATAATAAAAAGACCTGTTTTCAGAATACAATTCCTTTTCTATCTTGTAGTCTTTTAGGTCATCATCAATGAAGCGATAAGTTACATAGTCAATGAACCAATATGGCTCAACCTCTTTTGTAGTTGTGGTTTTTGTCGTTTTAAGGTTTTTCATTTTATCTCCTATTTAATTTAAAGAACCGAGCATAATTTATTTAATTAATTTATGCAACCCATTATGGTATTAAATATTTAGTGGTTCTTTTTTCTTCTGAGTGGACTCTTTCGTAAAGACGAAGTTCCTTGTTTACTTTATCAAGATTGGTTTGTGCAAGTTTGAGTTTTCTATTCCACGCCTTTTGTCGTTTAATCATACGATCATATCTTTGAGCAACTTTGTTTATTCGCTTTTTAACTCTAGGTTCTTCAATAGCAAGCCTAGACTTCTGAAAGATGTCTTTCTCAAAGAAATACTTAGTGCATCTTAATTCAATCAAAGAGTGTTCAGCAGAGTGAGGTCTGTTATTAGGATTGATTCTACAATCTAACCAGTGTGACCAAAGGTGAACAATGTCTGCCCAACCTTTTTCACAATTGATTGCAACTATACCTCTCCACACCCAAGTATTTCTATTGCCAGTGACTTGCTTAATCTTTCTGTAAGGAAACTTAGTGCCGACTTCTTTTCTCCACAAAGACCTAAGAAGATTCTTTGCAGTGTTAAAGTCAACTGCTCCTTTATAATCCTTGTAGCGAAGTGAGCATTTGTTCTCACGCCACAAGGCATTGACCTTTTCGTAATTAGCTAGTGCTTCTTGTGATGTTCGCATTACGCCACCTTCTGAAAGTAGTGATCATTAGACTGGCAGATAGAATCCCACTTGCTTCGTCTAATCTTTCTCCAAGACTTAGAGTTAAACAGATGCTTGTCTTTGAAGTAGTCTTTGACATAGACCCACTTGTAACCAAGCCTGACTGCTCTAGTACCGATACCTATATTGATACCCTTGATACTATGTTGGATAAACATATTGTTGAACCTGTAGAGTTCAAACTTATGCTTGGTCTTTCTCACTTTATTTTTCATATTATCTTCTCCTATGAAGTTTCAATTTATTTCTTACCAATTACCATTATACCAGTTTGGGTCTATATTGCAAGAAGTATTTTTTTTATATTTTTTTTAATGTTTGGTTTTTAACCCCAATTCGGTATAAAATTCAATGTTGGAAATAATAAAATGAGTATCTATCAATCAACCCTGTTTGCAGAAGAAGAATCAATCTTTGTCGCAGATTACAGCATTCGCAGAATCCAATACCAAGAAGCGCTACCTTTTATTTTAAATATTCATTACGCAAAGAGAGTACCAAGCATCAATTACGCATACGGTCTTTTTTTGCAACAAGAATTGGTTGGCATCGTGTCATATGGAATACCTGCATCTGCATCTTTATGTGAAGGAGTCGCAGGCAAGAACAATAAGCACCATGTCATAGAGTTAAATAGATTGGTTTTAAAACATAACAAAAAAAACGAAGCATCAATTCTCATAGGCGCATCTTTTAAACTATTACCCAAACCTAAAATCATAGTCTCTTACGCAGACACTAAAGAGAAACACTTAGGGGTTGTATATCAGGCAACCAACTTTATGTTTACTGGCACAACCAAAGAAAGAACAGATATGGCAGGTGCAGACGGTAAACACTCAAGACATCACCTAGGAGATGCAACCAAGAGAGTGCATAGAAGCGCAAAGCATAGATACATATATGTTATAGGTAATAAGAGAGATAAAAAGTTACTGACAAAACAGATCAATTATAAGGCTCAAGAATATCCAAAAATAAATTAGCTTTAATTTAATCTCAAAATGGAATATCATTGTTGCAGAAACATGATAGATACATGACAGATAAAAAAGCCAAAGTAAAAATCACAGATCAGATAAAGGATGCAATCCGCAATGAGTATGTGCAAGGCGTAGAGCTAGACACAGGCGAAAGAACTATGTTTACTCTTGATGAGTTGATTGCAAAATACAATGTTTCTTCTACCACCATCTACAGATTGTCTGCAAAAGACGGATGGAAAATGCAGAGAGAAGAATTTAGACACAAGCTGATTGCTGAGTTTGATGAGAAAAGACGAGAGCAGTTAGCAGAGGAAAGCATCAAGATTGATGAGCTTGCCTTAAAAATTTCCTATGAAATCTTTACCCATGTTCAGGGTTTAATAAAGTCAAATGACAAACCAAGTGGAATAGCATCATTATCACAAGCTGCAACCAATGCACAGAAGTTAGCTAAACTTGCATTAGGCGAAGCAACCCACAACATGAATCTAAATGCAAACATCCAAGAAACAGATGCCTTCAGAGAAGCTATGGAATTGCTTGACTCAGTTGCAGAGCAACGCAGAGAAAGCAACGATAAAGCTGTACACTGATTGGCTTAAGACTGCTAGAGCAAAACAAATAGAGCCTGCTGATGAGCATAACATTTGGCTCATACTTGCAGGTAGGGGTTGGGGTAAGACAAGAACTGGCGCACAGGACATAGCTCTTTACGCCTTAAGAAATCCAAACACCATATGTGCAGTAGTAGCACCGACACACGGAGACTTGCGCAGAGTTTGCTTTGGTGGGAACAGTGGCTTGCTATCAATCATTCCTGATGAGTGTTATTCATCCAGTGCAGATTACAAAGGTTATTCATCTAGTCTCTCAGAGATAAGATTATTTAATGGCTCTAAGATTGTTGGGTATGCAGCACAAGAACCTGAAAGACTTAGAGGACCACAGTTTCATAGAGCATGGTGTGATGAGATTGCAGCTTGGCGTTATCCTGAAGCCTTAGATCAATTAATGTTTGGTCTTAGACTTGGAGATAATCCTAAGTGCGTGATTACAACTACACCTAAACCTAACAAGATGATTAAGACCTTGGTAGAAAGAGATGATGTCAGTGTGACGAGTGGTTCAACTTTTGAGAATGAAGATAACTTAGCCCAGTCAGCATTAGATATGTTAAAGCGTAGATATGAAGGAACAACGCTAGGCAGACAAGAACTCTACGCTGAAATCATAGAAGAATTAGAAGGAGCATTGTGGTCAAACAAACTTATTGATGAAGCAAGACTGCCTGAAGATACAGAAAAAGAGCTTAAGCAAATCATAGTAGCTATAGACCCTGCTGTAACAAACAACGAAGATTCAGATGAAACAGGCATCATGGTAGTAGGCAAAGACCATAATAATGAGTATTATGTACTAGAAGATGCTTCAGGAAAGTACAGCCCTGACGGTTGGGCTAGAAAAGCTATCAATTGCTTTTATGATTGGGATGCAGATAGAATAGTAGCTGAAGTAAATAACGGTGGCGATTTGGTGGAAAGACTAT